TGACTTCCGCCACGAGGACGGGCACGTTGATCTGCCCGCCTTCCCCCTCCATGTCGAGCCACGTCCAAGCCCGAAGCCCGAACCACTCATCGATGGTGACGGAGTGACCCGCCACCTTTCCGACCCGCTCTTTCCCCCGAAGCGTCAGCTTCAGGGGCCGGGCGGACTTGACGTTGATCTCTTCCCCGAACCGATCTTCGCGGCTCTTGAGGAAACGCAAGATTTCGGAGACCTCCTCGGAAACCATGCGGATGCTGGTCGCGCTCGTCAGCGCCTTCAGATCGAGGAGGTGGAGGACCAGCGCGAAGCTGGCCTCACCACGAATCTGTCGAACTTCATAACCAGAGACGATAGCCATGATGTCGAAACCCCCTTATGCTCATCGTGAGCAAAATTCTTATGACGGAGAAATCATGAGTTTTCTGAACTCCCTGTCCGGTCCCTGGGACTACACGCCGCCGACTGTGGACCAGGTCCGCCTGAGCGAGCAGGACATCCGTGACGCGCAGATCCCTGTCCGGCCGTCTCAGTTCATTGAGACGACGATGATGATGCCCAACCCGCACACGCGGCAATTGGAGAACTTCTCTTTCGCCGAGCGTAGATACTTACGGGAAATCTACGACATCCAGGCTCCACGCGTCCTTTTGATGTGCGGGCGTCAGGTGGAAAAGAGCACGACCCTCGGGAACAAGACGCTGTCTTATGCGTGTCTCATTCCGCACTTTCGCATTCTCTACGTCTCCCCTTCGAGCCAGCAGACGAAGGAGTTTTCCAAGACGAGGCTCAAGGAGCCGCTGGAGACTTGTCCTGATCTGAAGACCTGGTTCCCGATGCATCTCACTGACAACGTCTTTGAGAAGAAGGCGATCAATCGCAGCGAGATCAAGCTCAGGTATGCGTTTCTGAACGCAGACCGCTGTCGCGGTCTGTCCGCCGATCTCATTTGCATGGACGAGTTTCAGGACCTCCTGCTGGACAACATCCCGGTCATCGAGGAGGCAGCGTCCCACAGTCCATTCAAGTGGTTCATTTACAGCGGAACCCCCAAGAGCTTGGACAACTCGATCCAGGTCTACTGGGACGCGTACTCCACTCAGAATGAGTGGGCGGTTCCTTGTGATCGACACGGCCTTCCAAACAATCCCGGCTCCTGGCACTGGAACATTCTTGGGGAACGGAACATCGGCATCAAAGGATTGTCGTGCGATCGATGCGGGGAGGTCATCCGTCCGGACCACCCACTTGCCCGGTGGGTCAAGACAGGAAATCCCAACCCGAAGTTCGACATCTTCGAGGGCTTCCGCATCCCGCAGTTGATGGTCCCGTGGTTGGAGTGGAGCAACATTCTCACCAAGTACAACCAGTACCCGCGCGCCAAGTTCTACAACGAGGTGCTTGGGGCCAGCTTCGACTCAGGCCAACGACCCTTGATGCAGGGAGATGTTCAGGCTTGTTGCGATGGAGAGTTCTCTTTTAAGCCGGACAAGCTAAAAGAATTCATGACCAAGCTGAGAGGAAAGCAGGTCTACGCCGGGATTGACTGGGGACAGGACTCGAACAACTCGTACACGATCATCATGATCGGGGCCTACATCGACGGCTTCTTTCGCATCGTCTTTGCTCACCGCTTCACTGGCGCGGAGGCGGAGCCGAAAGAGCAAATCTCCAAGATCAAGAAGCTGCTTGCCGCCTTCGAAGTGTCGCGAGTCGGGGTGGACTACGGAGGAGGCTACTGGCCGAACGACGAGCTTCTTCGTCTCTACGGATCACAGCGCGTGGTGCGGTATCAGTACTCAACCCCCAAGACGATCGTGAACTACGACTCTGCAAAGGGCCGCTTTCTCATCCATCGCTCTGAGGTAATGAGCGCGATCTTCAACGCCATCAAGCGGCGGTCAGTATTCCGGTTCCCCAAGTGGTCCGAGTTCGGCAGTCCTTACGGGGCGGACATGCTGGCCATCTTCTCGGAATACAACGAGAGAACGCGCATGACTGAGTATAAGAAGTCGCCAAATACTACCGATGATAGTTTTCATGCGCTGTTGCTGTGCTTCATGGCTTCGATGATCGACAACCCCCGTCCCGATATTCTCGTTCCAAGTGCTAAAATTGATCGAGAACTGGACAAGGACTGACGCCCCGGCGGATGCCGGGGCGTCAGTCAGATCATCAGAGAACCTTGGAGATCAGATCCTTGACGACGTCCGGCAGGCCGGCGCCAGACTCCAGCATCGTCGTCAGAACCTCTTCGTCGATCTCGGCCAACTTCTTGGCGAACATCAGGGCCTCCTGCTCGGTGTCGATGAACAGGTGGTCGAGCGCCGCGGTGAGGAGAGCACCCGCACCCGCGCCGACCGCGAGAGCGACCGGCAAGTTGTTGTTCACGAGCTCGAGCCCGCCATAGTTGCCGGCAGCCCAGGTGCCGGCCGCCGCCCCACCCGCGTGGGCAACACGCTTGCCGTTGCGGCCGAGACCGAGGGTCTCCTCCGCAAAGTAGGAGTACTTGGAGTACATGTTCAGTTCGGGGGTCTTCTTCTTCATAGTACGCTCCTTGGGTAACACAGACGCATTCTGTTGATCATGGATATGTTCCGGCGAAACGTTCGCCGCCGGAATGGTCTTGTCTTTCTTCACAGGGGGTTTCTTCATGCTATGTCTCCACAGCAAAATAGTTATGACGGTTTTATGTCATTTTTTAGACGTTCAAACACATCCTCTTTCAGCGTACGCTCCAGTGCTGTGGTCGCGTCACTCAAATTCTCCAAGTAGATGAAGATCGAGATCTTCAATCTCCGCCTCCCATCTGCCAGTAGACGATGAATCTGCTGAAGCTCAAGAGACGTGGAGTAGTCTGGATGCGTGGTCACCTCGGAGAGCATCCGTCCGCACAGGCGAAGTAGAATCTTCCATGCAGCCCCAGTACCGCTGAATGTTAGAAGATCGGCCTCATCCATCCGTGTAAAGATATCGGCCCATGCCCGCATCTCGGTCGTGGAGTAACTGCCAGCAGGGCGCCCATACTGCTCGATCATGGCAGCGTGAAGCTCCTTCGCGTACTGACTCGTCATGCCAAGACTTTCGTTCCGCAGGTCCAGCATGTGCTGGATGACTGCAACCTCGGACTCGAGACGGCGCACTGTTGCGCGAAGAGTGCGGATCTCGGCTACAGTAATCCGCTCTCCTTTTGGGGCGGCAAGAAGCTCGTGGACTTCTTCTGGATCCAGTAGTCGAGATCTTCCGCTACCAGTACTTGTAAGTTGTCCCGTCTTGATGTAGTTTCGGATAGTTCTCTCTGTCTTGCCGAGGACGCGTCCCGCATCGGCTATACTCATCGAGTACTTCATTCCCACTCCAGGTTTCTGATGTACGGCAGTCCGATCACCAAAGAGTATCTCCAGGGTCTCGCTCAGGCGGCGACCTCGGACTTCCTATCCAGAGGTACTCCGCTGACAGAGGCCGTGATCAAACAGGCAGGCGCCTGTGGCGCAAACTTGACAGCCGAGCATGTTCGTCGTATCTGCGAGATGACGTACCACGACACCTATGAGCGAATGCACAAGCAGGCTTCCAGCGCCGATCGGTACATCGTCTTCGATCCTCCGGATGCAGAAGTCGCAGCCGAGGTTCTTCGCGCAGAGAAGGTCGCATCGGCGCCTAAACGCGCAACTTCTTTGTCCGGTGGTGTTATGACAGAAAAAACTGCATCTGCATCCGCGCCGAGACTCCCGAAGTTCAAAGCAGCAAATGCCTTTGACGAACTGATGAAGTCTGCATCGGACACCGACTATAGTGCTCCGTTTGCGCAGGCACAGGGCCTCCATGATCTCAAGAAGATCCATGACTCTTTGAAGGAGGCATCCGCCGCGGTGACTGCGGAGCTCCGATCGCTCGATACGGAGATCATGTCCGCGAGGCGCGAGCTGTCCAAAGAAGCATACGCCGCAGTGAAGGACGGCGTGTCCGTAGAGGACGTTCTTCATGCCTGCTTCGAGGGCACAGACTGGAGCTCCACATCCCAGGAGACCGCGACCAAGGTCGCATCAGATCTCTCGGCGTACCTGCTTGGAAAGGAGCGGACGACTGCTGGGCTTCGGCTGACGAAGACCGCGTCCTTCGGAGAGATCAATCCGGCGCACCCACTTCCTGCCTCATTCTCAAAGGTGGCGGCGGTGGAGGAGCGGCACATTCACCTTGAGATCGCGTTGCGCGATATTCAGGCCGATCTTGAGTATGCGAACAGGGCACTGACCGAGTCCTTGTTTGGAGAGAAGACCGCCTCATCGGTATCTCCCTCAGCACTGAAGTCTGCCTTTCGGCTTGCCAAGGAAAACCCCGTAGCCGCCGTTGCTGGTGGCGCGCTGGCAGCGGGAGTAGCCGGGGCCTACGTAAAGAGAAAGCTACTGGACCCTAGAAATGCCCCGGGAGGCAATTCAGATGGCCGTTAATGTTCCTGCGGCTGCCTACGCAGCCTACGCGCGCGGAGAAATCTCTCGTGAGGACTTGGATAGTCTGGAAAAGACTGCCGAGGCTCTAAACAAGTCTGCATCGTTCTCGCCGGCCGCGTTGGGCGGACTTGCAATCGCAGCCCCCACCCTTGCGTATATCGGATCACAGGTTCCGGAAGCCATCGAGGGAACTCTCGGCGCGCTGACCTTTAATCGCGATCTTCGCCGCGTTGTAGAGGTCAATCCGCAGCTCGGCTCTCCAAATGATCCGAATCTGCGCATGGCGTTCAAGACTCTTCGTAGCACGAACCCCGAGTATTCGAAGGATCCCCTCATCGCAGGGACGATCCTCGATATGGTCATGACAAACCGGGTGAATCCGGATGACCCCACTAGCGCGCCGCGCTACGACCCTGCGCTGCTCCAGAGCATCCAGCAGAAGAGCAAGGCCCCCAGAGACTACGCGGCGGAAGCAGGGGCTAAGGCTACCGCGGGCGCGTCGCTCAAGGCCGACTTGCTGGAAGATTGATGGAGAAGTACTCGCTATTTTCCGGTAAGTCTGAGTCCGGCTCTCCTCTGATCCACAGAGTAGAGCCCGGCTCGTCGTATGGCCTGTCCGAGACAGAAGGGCTCTCCAAGACTGCTTCTGGAGAGCACCTTCCCGAGGTAATTGAGCTAATTGAGTCGATCCAGGCTCAGCCCGGTCGTCTCTATCTGGTCAATTCGGCGTTAGGGGCAGGCGAGTACGTAGGGTTCAACCTGCGCGGAGACTGGTTCACCGAAGCGGGGCTGCGCCGGACACCCCCGGGATTCGAGCAGATCCCTGTGTGGGACATCGACGCAAGAAGAAGGGCCGCAAACCAGACAGAGGCCCTTCCTCAGTGGGGCTCTTTAACCTGGGGCTACCCGACGTTCTACAACGCGCATCGCTTCCGGCATCATATCAACAAAGATCCCAATAAAGCGTATGGCTTTATCTTAGGTGCGTTCTGGGACGACCGCATGAAGCGCGTCATCCTGGTGTCCGAGCTGATTCGGGAGATGTGCGCGCAGCAGGGCGCTATGGACCTCTACTCTCGGATCGAGGCCGGAGAGTTCCCAGACTCGAGCATGGGGAGCAAGGTCCCATACGACAGGTGCTCGATCTGCGGGTGCATCGCGCGCACTCCAATGGAGTACTGCAAGCACGTCCAGCGCGGTGCCCCTCCTCCGTATGGCATGAAGGCGATGCTGCCCGATGGCCGGGTGTGCGGCGTCTACAATGACTATCCGCGATTCTTTGATGACTCTTTCGTGTTTGTCGGCGCAGAGCGATCTGCGAAGGTGATGTCGAACGTCACTCCAATGCTCTCTGGGCAGAACGCGTATTCTCAGAAGATCTATCCCTTCCAGCCGGGAGGGATGAAGATCGCATCTGCGCCAGAGGAAGCTCCGACAAAGACCAAATCAACGCCCATTCCTGACGCGGTGATGGAGCAGTCGCTGAGCCGCGCCCTCGAGACCATTCCCGCCTCAACTCCGCTTGAACGTGAAGCCCTGCGGTTCTTCATGCAGGAGCGTCTGGCAGAGGAGCGTCTGCTTGCTGGTACGATGTCTGCCCCCGAACTCCAGATGTGGAGAGAGATCTCGGTCCACACCTTCCAGCGTAGGTATGGCGTAGCTCCACAGCAGATTTCGCACCTGAAACAAGTCTTCAACGAGCGCGCGAACGCACAGCTCGGCATCAAGACTGCATCCTTCTCTAAGGTTGCAGAGATGCTGAAGCGCATTCCTGCCCCGTCTGCATCTCAGATGAGTCTGGTGCGCAAAGAGGAGATGTGCCTACCTGAGCTTCCGCGCGACGTGCTTGATGCAATTGCAGAGAATCCCGGGCCCAATCTTCGCGCAGCGGCAAGACTTGGGATCGTTCTTCGCCCGCGCGAGTTCCTGAGAGTAATGATCGTTCGCAAAGACCCAGATTTAGCGGACGATCTCTATGAAAACAATCAGGTCTTTGCACAGCGTCCTATTCGTATGTCATCATCGCCTTTCAATGCAGCCTCCTTTGTCCCGGGGGATGCGATGAGCGCGATGATCAATCTTCTCAGCCCGTTTCTCCAAAGTAGGTCCTTTGCTCCGGCAGCCATGCGTTCACGCATGGTGATTCGAGTGTCGCCCTCTCCGGTAGAGGAGCCAGAAGAGGTAGACGGGCTGGAGGAGATTGCTGATCTTTACAATGCGTATAGGCTGGGCTTGATTGACAACAAGCCCGACCTGAGTGCAGTATCAGTCCCGGGAGCGTTCTCTTCGCGAATCGACGAGGATGTAAAGATTGCGGATGATGCGATTGCGCTATCAAACATCATGCTGCATGTTGCCTACTGGCCTGGTCTTAGATTAGGATTGGTCCACGAGGCTGAGGGATCCACTCCCGAAGACGCCCCCTCTCTCCCACACTAGCGAGACACTCATGTCCCTACTCGCAGAACTGCACGCCCGGGGCGTTACGACAGAAGATCTTGAGAAGGCGGCATCTGTTCGCCTCTTCGAGAAGGCCGCTGCCGCCGAGGGTGTAAACCTTGATGATCTTGACGAGGATCAGGTCATCTCTCTTTTCGAGCAATTCGTCTCCCAGCCTGAAACATCCACCAAAGAGGCTTCTGCCATGTCTGATGTCGTAGATCTCTTCGAGAAAACTGCTGCTGCCGAGGGTCTTGATCTGGACGCTGTTAGCGACGAAGATCTTGCCGATCTCTACAACCACTACGTTGAGAACGTCCTTCCCGAGCAGATCGCTGAGCTCGAAGGCGACAGCAACGAAGGCGACTACGAAGACGACGATGGGGAACTCGATAAGGAAGCCTCGGCCGCGATCTTCGAGATGTTCGAGAAGACAGCCGCCGACGAGGGCATCGATCTCGAGGAGATGAGCGACGAGGACCTCGCAGAGCTCTACGATCATTACATCGAGAACGTTCTCCCTGAGCAGCTTGAGGAGGATGACTCCGAGGAGAAAGTTGCAGACGCGCAGGAGAAGCTTGCGGAGGCCGAGATCCTCGGTCGGCACATGGCTCGGGCCTACGCGGATGAGATGGACAAGGTCGCCAGCATCAAGGACCTCAAGGAGCGTGCGGGCAGCCTCAAAGAGCGCGCCGGTGAGGAGATTCGTCGTCTACGTGGCAAGTCCACCCTGAAGGACAGGGCTCGTAGATTTGGCCGCTCTTACATGAGCGCCCTGAAGGGCGAGGAGTTCAAGGCCGGTAGGAAGCAGTACGGCGGGGTTCTCGCACGGGCTGAGCGTCGTCTGACGGGCGGCTCGGGCGGCCGAATCAACCGGGCAGCAAAGTCCAAGATGCTGCGCGGCGCCTTGCGGACCGGAGGTGCTTACGGCGCTCCGGCTGCGCTTCTCGCCGGCGGCGCGGCGCTCATGAACAAGAACTCGTCCGCATTTGATGTCGAGTTCGATGACGACGTGCTCGACGCACTCGATCTCATCGAGAGCGAGTTCGGTGAGGACGTTGCGAACGATGTTGCCGAGGACATGGCTGAGAAGGTCGCCTTCGAAGTCCCCGATGCCGCGACGATCGCGGATAAGCGATACCGTAAAACTCGTCGCCGCGGGCTTCCCATCCCAGAGGCAGCTGTAGATGCATTGGGCGAAACCGGGAGAGCCAAGGCGGTGCGGGCAACGACCCTACTCACCGGCAACGTGTTCAAAGAACTGAGAGGCAAGAAGGGTCCTGGTCTCCTCAGAGCTGCCTACGGCAAGGGCCACAAGAAGGGCCTCATCTTCAATCGCGAGGGGAAGGTCGATAAGACGCTTGTGAGGGAGGCCCGCAAGATCCTCGCTACTCGCGGCGCTGTCGGACTCGCTGGCCTCGGGGCTGCTGGCTACGCAGGCAAGAAGGCTCTCGAGAAGAACTCTTCCGATGAGACCTCCGATCTCGCGATCGAGATGCTTCTCGCTGCCGGCTACGACATCTGATGTCCTTTCACGGCGCCATCTCTTGTGAACACCATGAGGGGTGGCGCCGTGTTTGACCGTGCCGTCTTGTTCTTCTTTCAAGATGAACTCAGGAAAATTGCGTCGAACCCACTGTCCGGATCCCTTCGGGTTCCTGGCTTGGTCAGTGGGGCTCTCCCTGGACTTGCGAAGCCTGCCCGCGCTGGCGGACAAAATCTCGCCAAATTTCAAGCTGCCGGAGTGGGTAAGCCCATGGCAACCGGCGCATCTCCCACAGCGACCAACCCCTCATCCATGTTGTCCTCTGGAACCACTGGTTTCGTAGGGACTCCCGCACCCCCTCCCGTCTAGTAGAGGTCGTCCATGAGCAACTACAGAAGCATGATTGACCAGGCTCTTGAAACCGCTCGTGCGCGTGCTCACACCCCTGCCGAGACTGTCAAGGTCGCCTCCGCCCACGGCTCTTCTCTCATCAAAGAGGCTGAGGAGATTGCTGGCGCCCTCGAGTTTCTCTCCATGAGTGCGACAGGCGGCGACAAGGTTGCGGCCTTCCGCCAGGAAATGATCCGCGACTTCTACAAGGCTGCGACGGGGAATCCTGCGCAGGGTCCGACGGTGGCTGCCGGAGTCCAAGGGATTGCCCCAGCTGAGGGCAAGACTAAACTTGCGCCGAAGGGACTTGTGGGTGGCGACATGCCCATCCAGAGTTCTGCGGCCCCAATCATGGCTGACGGGCAGAAGCCTCTTCGCGAGTCGTTTAAGCAGGCGGGCAGCCAGTCTCTCTACGATGTGTTGATGGGCAACAAGACCGCCGGAATGGGCGGTCCCGCTGAGTACGATTCGGAAACGATGGCGGGAGTCTCGACGCAGAATGAGAACTCCACGTACCGCAAGACCCTCCATACAAATGAGGGTCCGGTCAACGCCAACCGTCGTGAGCTTAAGAAGAATACACGCGCGCGCCTCAATGAGGCGTTCGGCCATACGAACGATACGCTCGGCGACGCCACCGCTGCACAGATCTTTCCGTTGGCGGCGCAGAGAGGGCACCTAAAGGTGTCCTCCCACCCCTCTTCGGTTCGGAGGCGTCTTCAACAAGTAAAAGTTGCTGGGCTCAGATCTGCAATATGGGATGCCGTCAAAGAGACTGGAGTTGGGAAGGCGATCACAGGCGGTATCGATGCGGCTAAAAACTCCGCAGTAGGTACGCGCATTAAAACTATGGCAGACTCTGATATCGGCAAAGAGGTCATCAACAAGGTGCAAGGGCTCGGAAGGTACGTAGACGTCCGCAATCCAGAGGAATTTGGTAAAGCGTGGACTGGAGTCAACGACGCAGTCAAAAACCTCAGCAGCGGAGTCACCAACGCAGGCGAGGCAGCCTCCGGCGGCGCCCGACTCTTCACCGAAGTGATTCCTGGGGCGCTTAGACAAGGCCGAGAGGCCCTTTCAACCCTGAGAGGCGCCGCTGCGGCTGCTCCGGCCGAGAGGGGTCTGCTCGACGGGCTCACCACAACACAAAAGGTCATCGGTGGAACTGCCATCGGCGGCGCAGGCCTGCTTGGCGTGAAGGCACTCTCGGATGCATCCGGACAGAAGTCTGCCAACGCACCGCTGATCTACGACCTCGTCGACTACGCAGACAAGACTGCGGCGGCCAAGCCTTCCTATCGCGAATCTCTGTCTTCCAAGGCCAGGGAGGTCAAAGCGCGCGCTGGTGAGGAGATTCGTCGTCTACGCGGGAAGTCGACCCTTACGGATAAGGCTCGCAGGTTCGGCCGGAACTACGTGAGCGCCCTGAAGGGTGAGGAGCTTCGTACAGGCAGAAATCTCCGCAAGGCCGGATACCTGCTCGGAGAGAATCCAGTGGGCCGTAGCCTGAAGATGCTCGGAACCCGTAAGATGAAGCGGGGAGCTCTTCGCTCAGCAGTGGCATACGGTGCGCCTGTCGCAGGCCTCGCAGCCATCAGGAATGCGATCGAGAAGCGCGCCTACGATGTCGGCTCTGGGAGCTTCCAGTCCACACGGCCGGTCTACGAAATGACCGACGCAGACCTTGCCCGTCGTCTGGCCTACGAAGAGGGTGAAACAGGCACGCACGCCCTCATGGGTGCGGTTGGAGGAGGTCTCACTGGCGCTCTGGCGGGGGCCGGAGGAGGCCCTGCCGCCAGCGCAGTCGGCGGCGGTCTTGGTGCCGCGATGGGTGGCGGTCTCGGCTATCTGTCTCAAAAACTGAAAGCCGTAGAGGCGTCCAGGGAAATGGACCGCCGCATGCGGGCTCGCATGATCGAACAGGAGATGAAGGGTAACTCCAAAACTGCCAGCCAAGCTGGAGCCGCACTCGGAGGTACATTCTTTGGGCCTCCCGGTGCTGCGCTTGGTGCTGATGACGGATCCAGACTCTCTGCCGGTGCAGGGTCTCTTGCTGGCGCGCTAGGAGGCGCCGTAATGGGGGCCGCCCCAGGAGTCCTGGCGGGAAGTCCGGAGTTCGCGCGTCTCGGCGGAAGTCTTGGTGCAATGGCTGGCGGAGGTATTGGTGGATACCTCGGTCATGGACGAGAGATGAGCCCCAAGGAAAAGCTCATGCGACTCAAGATGGAAGCTGAGCTTGAGGCTGCCAAGATGCGTGGGGAGGCTTGAGATGTCGCAAAAGACCCGTACCCTCGCCGAGTACTCAGTCCTTTTCGATAAGATCGACTCGGGTGAGTTTGGTCCGCACGTAAAGGAAGCCCTATTTGGGGTTTGCGAAGGACTTAGTTCTTCGCTACAATCGCATCACGCGAAGGTTGCATCTTCGCCGATGCAGATGACAGAATCCCAGGCGAGGCAGGCTCGACTGGACCAACTACTCCGAAAGTTTTAGCGAGGACTGCAATGCTCAAGATTGGTAGTGCAGAACTGGCTGTGGTCTCTGCGAAGAGCGCGACAGTCATTCGCTCGCTGACCGAAAAGGTCGCGAGCCTGGAGCAGGAGAACATCCAGCTCCGCACAAAGCTTGCTTCTATTGCACGCGACTCTCAGGTTGCTGAGCTCGCGCGTGAGATGGAAGACAAGGGCCTCAACGCCCACATGACGTTCGATGAGAAGATTGCGCATCTCCGGGGTCATGCGCAGCTTGAGAACGTCAGGGAGGCTGTGAAGATGGCGAGCGCGGGCAATGTTCGCATCGCTGATCTATCGGACCGTCCTGGCAGGTCGGCTCTTGACCCCCTCACTTCCTTCTGCCTCACTGGCGAGTAATAGGAGCCAACCATGGCTGGACAGTTCGTCACCATTCTGAATCCTGGGTACTCTACCCTCTACACGCGCGACCTCGGGTACACCGTTGTCGCGAACGTTGATGGGGGCGCTTCTGCGAATCCCTTCAATCCTGATTCCACGCACCCGCTGCAAGAGGGCGAGTGGCTGACTTTCGACGGTACCGGCAAACTGAAGCGCGCAGCTGCTAACGTCGCTTACGACGCTGCTTCCCCCGCAGCTCTCTCCGTCGCGGTGTCTACCGCGGGTGGCGGCAACGACCTGGCGACGACTCCCTGCTTCCTGTACTTCCAGGAGCGCGGGCGCTACGACGCGCAGCTTACCCGGAAGGCACACTGCATCACTGGTCCAGTCGGTTTCGAATTCCGGACTAAGATGATTGTCTGTGCTTCCGGCCACGCTGGCGAGCGATGCTTCGTCCAGCTCTGCAATGACTCCAGCGGCCGTCAGGTTGCTGCCCTTGTCTCTGAGAGTGCGGTGGGTGACGGCGTAACTCCCGCTTCAGGAGATTGGTACGCGGGCGTCATCATGCAGGTTCACGGCACCAACGACGCAACCGTGCTGTTCCAGCCCGGCTACCTCTAATCGACCCAACGTCCCGTAGGAGAACACCATGGACTACTCCGCAGATATGGTGAACTCGGGCTTCATTGAGCGCCTCGAGACCGAGGGTCCAACGAAGACCGCAGCCGCCTCTCTCAACTACATCAAGGACCGCCTCCGCGAGTCCAGCTTCGCCGACATGATCGTTCCGAACGAGCGTGTTGTGCGTGGCGACCTTCAGCGTTCCACCGAGCATGACACGCTCGTGAAGATCGTGGACATTGAGCCGGGCTCCCGGGCGATGGCCGTGAACTTCCGCGGTCAGCCGACGGCTGAGTACGTGAATGGCAAGCGGTACGCCATCTCCTTCTTCACCATCTCGTCCCTCAAGTTCGAGATCGTTGAGCAGGAGCTGATGGCCTACGAGATGCCCATCACGCGCATCATCGAGGAGAACAGCCTCAAGGACATGGTCGAGGTGAAGGATCGCGAGTTCCTGAACCACGTCGAGTCCTGCGTCAACGCCATGCAGGCCGAGGGCAACTCTGGCTCTGCTGCCTTCTCTGTCGCCGGTGGCCAGCTCACCGTCTCGAAGATCAAGGGCGTTCTCGCGACCCAGTCGGGCGGCTCGGCCACGGACTTCGACGTGTACGCGATTCAGCGCGCTGACATCGTGAACATCAAGAAGCTCCTGAAGCGCCAGATCGTCGTCGGCAGTGAGACCATCCGCGCTGGCCGCCTGCGGCCCGCTCTGATGCTCATGACCGAGAGCGATGCGGACGATTTCGACCAGTGGACCCACGAGGACTACGGCGATCGTCTTCAGAGCGAGACGGCGCTCGATGGCTACACCTACAACAAGGTGTTGGGCCTTCGGATCATCCGGACCATCAAGAACGACATCCTCCGCGAGGGGAACGTCTACGTCTTCACGGCCCCGGAGTTCTTCGGCCGGAACTACACGCTGAACGACGTGAAGTTCTACATCGACAAGGTCGCGAACCGCATCTTCTGGCAGGCCTGGATGGACGTCGGCATGGGCTTTGGCAACATCGCCGCCGTCGTCAAGCTCGAGCTCTACCCGGGCGATGCGACGCATGCCAACGCCACATCGGTTGTCCCTGTTGAGGAGAGTGCCATCGGCGCGCTCAACAACAAGGTCGCTGAGGGCCTGACCTTCCCGAACATCAACGTCTTCTGACGTTGAGACCGGGGACGGTCTCATTGGCCCCGGTCCGCCTGTCGGGCCGGGGCTTTTTACTTAGAGGACAACACATGAAGATCGTCATCCAGAACGTCGTACGTGATCCGAGCACGCATGAGATTCGACGTCGCAATCCCGGCTCCGTGACGCCGTCTCCGGTGATTGCGGGTGCCCATCTTCCACCGCGCCGCAGTCGGAACGTGGACACTTCGGTGCTCCAGCCTGCTGATGTGCGCTACATCATTGAGCTGATCTCTTGCGGCGTAGTCCGCGTGTTTTCGGCATCCCCGTTTGCGGAGTTGTCCGAGTCTCATCTTCGCGGGCTGTTGTCTGCCGAAGTAGCGGCACCCGAGGTGGCTGCGCCGCC